TAGGAGCATCGTTTACTGTATCAAGATCCGCTGGAGTTTATACAGTGGCAGATCCTGGCGATTCTACTAATAACGGACAAAACTATGCTGCCGGTGATAATCTATTAATTTTAGGAACAGATTTGGGCGGAGCATCGCCATTAAACGACATTAATATAAGAGTAACTAATGTTGATTCAGGCGGCGCTATTACCAGTTTTACATTCACCGGTACTGCGGTCACCGGTGGTGCTACCTATACCAGCGTATCGCAGTCTAGCACATCAGGAATTGGTTCTGCTGCTACATTAGACGTAACAAGAGTAGGCGGAACTGGTAATTATTCTGTAATTACTGTAGCCAGCGGCGGAGCAGATTATGCTCCTGGCGATACTGTAACATTTTCTGGAACCAATTTTGGCGGAGCATCACCGGACAATGATATTCAGATTTTAGTTGGCGGTGTAACTGCTGGTTCGATTGTAGACTATACTATAGTAGGAACACCAATTGGAGCATCTGGGGATGCATCTTATCCTGCAGAACCAGCATCAAATATTCCTAACTCAGGAGCCAATGCTATATTCACCGTGACTAGAACTAGCGGTAGTTATTCTGCTGTTGCTACCGATATAGGAACTGGTTACGTTGCAGGTAATAGAATTGTTATAGCAGGTACAAGTCTAAGCGGAACATCACCGTTAAACGATTGTACACTCACTGTTCTCAGCGTCGGTGGAGGATTAATGACTGTGACTGCCACTGGTACCCCGTACAACGGAGATCTCTTAAGCGTTTTCCCAACTATGACTATCAGTGAACCGCTCAATAGTGCGTTGCCAGCAGATACTGTACTAAACGTAGGCGCGATTCCTACCATACAGATTGACTTTAACAGCAACCACGGGTTAATACCAGGAACAACAATCTTAACTCAGATTACATCAAATCCTGCACCAGACTTTGTTTCTTCAAGTAGAACATTGTCAGCATCACTGACTTGGACAGGCGTAACATGGCTCGGAGGAGTGTTTGTTGCAGTGGCCACAGGCACTAACATCACATCTAGATCTATTGATGGTACGCTTTGGGCCGCTGGTGGCAACTTGCCTTCTTCTACTACATGGACATCAGTAGCCGCCGGAGCAATAGGAGCCACTAATTATTTTGTTGCAATTGCATCGGGTGGTACTGCTGCCGCGTATTCCACAGATGGCGGTCAAAACTGGACAGCATCTACACTACCATCATCGTCAACTTGGTCTAGTGTTACTTATTATAATGGCGCATTTGTTGCTGTAGCATCGGGCGGTACTGCTGCTGCTTATTCTATCAACGGAACATCTTGGACAGCATCAACATTGCCAGCATCAGCCACATGGTCTGATGTAGTTGGCGGATTAATTGGGACATCGGCATATTTTGTTGCCATATCATCGGGCGGTACTGCTGCTGCTTATTCTGCAGACAATGGCGCTACCTGGATTGCCACAGGAGCCCTACCTGCATCAACTACTTGGAGTAGTATTGCATTTGGTAATAATAGGTTTGTTGCCGTAGCAAGAGGTAATACTAATGCTGCGGTTTCTACTAACGGTATCACATGGACAGCCGTAACCTTGCCAGCATCAGCAAACTGGAATTCGATCACATTCGGTGATGATAACTTTGTTGTAGTTGCAGACGGCGGCACTAGTTCTATCTATTCATTTACTGGTGACACAGGTTCTTGGTCAACAGGTACATTAGCATCTACTTCAACCTGGGAAGAAATTGCTTACGGTTTTTATTCAGGACTAGGTGTGTTTGCGGTAGTAGGTAACAGTTCTGTAGGTGCTAGTATTAACCTAACATCAGCCAATCACCAGTTAGCCACTGGACCCCATGTTATCGCACAGGTACCAAGTGCAACTTCTATTCGATATTATTCAAGAACCACCGGAACAATTAATGTTACTAATCAAGGTTTAACTGGCGTACTATATGCAAGACCCGACGCATTCTTTACTCATAGACCATTTGATGGCGGTGTACAATTAGGAACCGGTAATCCAACTCACGGTGCTCAGGCAATTCGTCAAAGTAAAAAATATATTCGTTATCAGTCTGGTAAAGGCATAATGTATACCACTGGAGGTTTGTTTGCTCCAAGTTACAACCTAGCATCAGCAACTGCGTCTGGACTTACTGTTAATAGTATCATTACATTTGCCACAGACGACACTGATCACGGACTACAGCCTGGAGCAGAGATTGAAATTCTCGGAATGGTATCGTTTGAGTATAACGGAGATTATGTTGTTGACAGTATTGTTGACGCTAGAAGATTTAGAGTTAGATCATCTGTAGTATTGAGCGACACCACAGGAACACTAGGACCAGATGCCAAAGTGGTATTAAAGCGTTGGCATGGTTCTTCAGTTAAAATTGGTGCATTTGATGAGCAAAACGGTTTGTTTTATCAATATGACGGACAAGAAATGAGTCTTGTAAAACGTTCTAGTACAAATCAATTAACTGGAACTGTTTCAATTAACACTGAAAGCAATCAGGTCACAGGTAATGGAACTAGGTTCCAAGATCAGTTAAAGGTCGGAGACAAGATTGTTATTAGAGGAATGAGCCATATAGTAACATCTATTACCAACCAAACTTCTATGACTATGGCACCGGACTGGCGAGGCGCCAATTCAATCACTGGTGCTAGAATGGCAATCACCGAAGATACGTATATTCCCCAACGTGAATGGAATTTAGATCCTATTGACGGCACTGGTCCTAGCGGGTACGATATGCTACCATGGCGTATGCAGATGTTAGGTATGCAATATTCTTGGTATGCTGCTGGTTTCATCGAGTGGATGCTGCGCGGTGCAGACGGTAAGTTTGTATTCTTACATAAATTAAGAAACTCAAACGTAAACACAGAAGCATATATGCGTACTGCTAACTTGCCCGTTCGTTATGAAGTTGAAAATAGAAGCGCAGTAAGCAAATTATCAGCAGCAGTGACATCTTCACAAAGTACATTGCCTCTAACCGATGCTTCAAGATTTCCATCAAACGGTATTGTTTATATAGATAACGAAATGATTAGTTACAGCGGCAAGAGCGGAAATACTTTGACCAACTGTACTAGATCAGCATCTATGAATGCGTTTACCGCTGGTCAGAATAGAACAGTGACTGGCGGTCCTGCGTCAAACCATGCAGTAAATGCCGGAGTACAATTAGTAAGTTGTACGGCCAGTCCAACAATTAGTCACTGGGGTTCTGCGCTGTTAACTGATGGTCAATTTGATGAAGATCGCGGATACATCTTTAACTATGCTGCTACAGGTTTGAGTGTTGGTCTTGCTAGACAAACTGCATTTATGATCCGACTAGCACCTAGTGTATCTAATGCTCTAGTAGGAGATCTTGGTGAGCGTGATCTATTAAACAGAGCGCAGTTACTATTAAACGAAGTCGCAGTTACATCTGACACAGGCACAGGTGCTATTGTTATTGAAGGTATCTTGAATCCAAGAAATTATCCTACTGATCCTAGTAGAATTACCTGGACTGGATTGTCGGGTTCGGGTGCTGGTGGTCAACCTAGTTTTGCACAGATCGCACTTGGTGGTTCTATTAACTGGGGTGGTGTACCTGCTACTACATCAACTGCTACTGTTCAAGGTGCTCTTACAACTACAATTACCGGTAGAGCATTCTCAACAATTACAAACACTATCGCTGCTCAGAGTCAGCCAACAGGCCTTAGCGGATTTGACAATGCTATTACTAATGGTAGAACTGATTTTGTGATTACTAATGCGGCATACGATGCACTGTTAAGTGTAACACCACTAAGAGTCGGTGATACACTATCTATGTCATCTGCTGCTGCATTATCCAGCGTCCAGATTATTGGTACTGGCGGCCAATTTCAATGTGCGAGTACTAACTTGGGTGTTGGTATGACAGTGACTCTTAACGGTGGAGCAACTACCTATCCTTCAGTCGGAACAATTCAAGGACATACAAATCCTACCACTTATACAATTTCTGAAACTAACGGATCTACAACATTCACATTAACTAGATCGGGAACTCCTATTAATACTACACTAGGGTTCCCAACAGGAACATTTACTCTCAATAACTTTATCGGTACTGGTCGTTCAATTACAGCCATTACCAGAGCGTATCTAGGCAGTAATTTTACTAGAATTGTAATGAACTCCGTTGGTAACAATACTTCTGCTGTAGGAGCATCTGTTAGCATAGTGGTTACTAACAGTATTACAACCAGTTATTCTAGTTGTATCAGCACTGCAAGAAATGACTTTTTAGTTACAGACACTGATTGGATTAACTCATTTGCTCAAGTGAGTGATTTGCTGAGTTTAACAACGTTTATTATCGGTGGCCAGCGTATTGCTAGTGTGACCACAGGATTTGCAAGAGTGGCTGGTGTTTCTTACACTAGAATTGTAATGAGTTCTAATGGTAATAACATATCAGGATTTAATACAAATCAAACTATAACTATTCAAGCAGCAGGTACTGCCGCAAGTTATGTAAACACTAACTTCTTGTTCTTTACCGCAGCATCGTGGAACGCATCAGGAGCCACTACTGGTACACGAGTAGCAACATCATTTACACAATTTCCGGCAGGTACTGCAACATCGGCAGTTGTTGCTAGAAGATTAGGAGTAACTATTGTTCAGCGTGTGACATTCACACAGACATCTAGTGCAACTATCAGTGCAGCAGGTACAGTTACATTCCAGTTCGGCGATCCGCAGTTTGCATTGCCAGGAGAACAGGTATTCTCATTCGTTACTAACCCAGGTAGTACTACTTCATTGAATTTGGCGGAATTGAAAGAATTAACCACTACTGCTATTGGTGGTCGAGGTGCTTTCCCGAACGGACCAGATGTACTGGCCATTAACGTTTATAAGGTTACAGGAACTGCGGTACCAGGATCAATTATTCTACGTTGGGGCGAAGCGCAGGCTTAAATTTTAATTTGGCCTCGTTCCCAATTAGACAGAGATTCGGTGATGTGTTTTCTTATTGAAACTATTTCGTCTCGAGTTTCTTTAACATCTGTACCAAGTTTGTTGCTGACGAATAGCGTTTCGTGTTGACGATCTAAGTACATAACAAGTTCTTTGAGATTCATTAACTTGCTGGTTAGATCCTGCTGTAGATTTGCATCAGTGACTTTAGAAATACGTTCTTGAAAAGCCGTATATTCTTTTTTAAATCTTTCGCTAGATTGAATAGTTTGCATCATTTGTAAGCACCAGTATTGTTTCTAATTTAGTTTTAGTAATATCACTATTTAATGTTGTGCGCAGTCCGCCATGTATAGATTTAGGAAGATCATCAATACTGGCCCAACACAGTGTTTTAACAGACAACGTAGTAAATTCTTTATCAACCAAACAAAGATAAGTTCCGTATTCAAATCCTTTGTCTTGACTCACATAAAGTTCTATAGGTAAAATTTTACCTTCTTTATAAGATTGGAATATTTCTTTACAATCTTCAAGAACAGTCCCTTGCCTAGCAAATGTAGGCACAGTCCATTTTGAATCTTCGTGTATTAGTAAAATTCTACCTGTGTCCTTGGCAAGGAACAACAATCCGGCACGTTTCTGCATCAAGTATGTATCAAGGATCTAGTTCGAATCTCCACGATCCTGAAGGATATTCGCCCTCAAACGATTTGAGCCATTGGTCGCCTGCCCAACGATATTGAAGTCCAGTTTTAAGATTGGTAAAAATCAATTCTATGGATTCAAATTCAGTATTATCTGCAGGAATTAGCATATTATCTGTTGCAGTAATATTAGACAACGCTCTATAAACTACTCCGTCATAGACTACTAATTGATTTTGAGCATATACTATGTTAGAAGAAGGAATTCTAGACATTACCCATTCAGGCAAAAGATCAACCCATTCAGATCCGCTCCATTCAATTATGGTATTATTACGAATTCTAGGATCTGTGTTGTTAAGATTTTTCCAAGCATCGGGACCATCGTAACTGTCGCGAGTACTGCCATCTAGAGGATCCTGACCGTATTTCATTAGACCTCCTCTGTTTACACTAGGATTTACATCGTCTAACATAAGATATCTAGTGCCTGCAGTAATATTTGATCTAGATCCAAATGCTGTTACAGGATTAAACTTGTAAGGATCAACAATAGCATCAATAGTCGTTCTTCCTGCAGGATATACACTACTATAGATAGTTGTGTTAGAAGGTCTATCTTCAATGGTAACCACTAGATATGTAGTGTCTACTTCGTTGATAGTAAATCTTCCCTGTAACTCTAATCCGTCAGGTTGTCTAAAATAAATTTTAGAAACTCCTGGTCTATAGTTTCCATATAGATCTAAAATCTTATACCAATCAATCCTTGGTCCAGACTTAGCAGGTGCTTCTAATCCTGTGGCTGATACTGCTTCACTAACATCAAGGATGGATACATCGTAGTCATTTGCGTTACCATTATTACTCTTGAGCAGTAATACACCATACTTGTCGTAGGTATTTCCATGACCCCCTAGAGTATTGCTGGCGTTTAGATCGATTAACAAATCGTTTAGGTCTAACAATTCTCCGGTGCTATCAAAAATATTGAATTTAATATTCTGTACAATGCCTAATTTTTTAACTTTAGCAGGTGTTGATATGTATATGGGTGTAGTGAATTCTAAAGAGCAGACATCAATATCGGTGTCAGTTCCTTGAGGAATCGTCCTAGAACTAAAATTCACAGTGTCTAGCGTAACTGTAGTTAAACTAGTCCAATCAATATAGTTGTCTGTGGTTTGAATTTCAAAACTAGGATTAAAGAAAACTAATATTTGTTCTAGTAATTGAAGTTTTTGATCAGTATTACTGGTCCATAAATCTGCTTTTAGTTTTAATTTGTAAGGCGTTGGATGCAGTCTTTCTACTGTATAACTACCACCTTGATGATTTGCATACTCAACAACACCATTTTCATTTGTATATGCTCTTTCGCGAATGTGTACTTTGCTAACAAAAGAAGGATCTGAAAGTCTTGATGTATCTAATTCTAGCCCTGTAATATAACAAGCAATTCTAGGCACAGTTGGCATTTTATTTTCAGAATTATCTCTAATAATAGACGCAACTTGTCTAGTTAGGTCTCCGTAGGTAACAGGAACATGTCGTTCTTCACCGTCCCCGGACTTGTATTTAAAACCTATAAAGAAGCGCATGAACTGTGTTACATAACGCCTTACTTGACCATCATAAAAGAAATCCATTATTCGTCTGCCTCTGGTCTTAAAGCCTTGCTAAGACTCTGTTTCTGTTTGACAACTTTTCCATCAATAACATCTGTTGCGGTATTATTGATAAATCCTGTCTTTTGTGTTTTCCTAACGTCTTTACCTTCAAACCTTTCTCCGGAAATAACATCACTAGGACCAAGGTTACTCATAGTCATTCTGACATCATCCTCATATTTTACCCATCGTTTGCCATTAAACCTAAACAAACGTTGAGGTTGATAATCAGTACGAAGATGAAACTGACCAGGCGAAGCCACTGACGGGAATGCAATTCCTGACGAGAATGGTGCACCATTGGGCGGAATAATATCGCTATCCCATATCTCTGCATTGTTATCTCTAATTGGAGAATTCATTACAGCACTAGCGGTATACCCGGTATAGATATAGTTGCCGTCTGAATCTGTTAGATAATTTCCATTCTCATCCGTTGCTCTGTGTTCTAAGGACACGGGAACATCAGTACCGTCAGCAGTGACTAGATCAATTTTTCCATCGTCGGTTTGAGCAATACTAAAGAATCTAGTAGTATCAAATCCACTCTTAGGTGCATCCAATTCTGCTTGATCTAAGACTCCTTGAGTAATCTGCATTTCTTTTTCATACGTTGACATTATATCACGAAGAGTAGAATTGGTTGTATTGCCATTCTCGTCAGTCATTGCTTGATCAAGAATCTGTTTAAATTCTTGACTATCAACCAGCGGTTTACATTTAGCACGATATAAATGCGGATACCAAGTAACAGAGAAACCTTCTGCGGCACGAGTAACTTCTTCAATTACATAGAATCGTTTAAGAGCAAACTGCAAATCATTCAATGCAAATTCATCTTTTAAATGAGGAAGTTCTAAAACGTCCCCTGCAATAATTTTTCTGCCTATTTTTTCAACAGTATCATTTATGTGAAACGTGATAAAAATAGTATCATTTTGTAAAAATAAACCAAACTGACTTAGATTAAAATCTGTGTCCTGTAGATTGTATACACCTCTGAGTATGTAAACATCTGGATCATACTTACGATCGCGATTTTCTAAAAATAGCAGATCCTGAATATTTGAAGGATTATCCGAAGTATAATTAGGAGTTGTAGGACTGTCGCCTTGCACTGAAGAGCCCGGACCCAAATATTTGTGTACAAATACGTCCGTGCCTCCAACTTGGAACATTTCCCAAATTGTTTTGTCGATAAATTTAAAATCGTTGCCCTTTTCTGGGCGGTATAGGCTTAATCTTGGCATACATGTATTTACCGGTACGATAAATACTGTATGACCACTAATTCACAAGCCCGCCAAGAAGTCTACGATTACTGCAAAACCATGCTGGGCTCCGGCATGATTGACGTAGAATTAGACCCTATACACTACGAAACAGCCCTAAATCGTGCGCTAGGAGTTTTCCGTCAGCGCAGCGATAATGCTGTGGAAGAAAGTTTTATATTTTTACCATTACAAGTTGATACTAACGAATATCGACTACCTGATGAAATCCAGCAGGTCCGACAGATCTACAGAAGAAGTGTAGGTTCAAGAACTGGTAGCGGATCGGGAGGTACTACGTTCGAACCATTTAATTTGGCTTACACTAACACATACTTGTTAAGTTCTACAAACATGGGCGGTTTGCTAACTTATGAATTGTTTGCGCAGTACCAAGAATTGGTAGGAAAAATGTTTGGTAGTTATATCAACTTCACGTGGCATTCGCAGAGTCATACATTGGTAATTCATCAACGTCCAAGAGCAGAAGAAACTGTGATGCTATGGGCCTATAACAGTAAACCTGACTTTACTATCATTAAAGACGTGTATGCAGGACAATGGATTAAAGATTATTCTTTAGCCAATTGCAAAATGATGCTAGGTCAGGCACGTGAAAAATTTGCTCAAATTGCAGGCCCAGGAGGCGGCAGCAGTCTAAACGGAGCCGCACTTAAAACAGAAGCACAAACAGATCTAGATCGATTGACCAAAGAACTAGAAACGGCAGTTCCGGGCGGACATGGTTATACCTGGATAACTGGTTGACACTAGCGTTTTAATATTATATAATATCCACAACTGGAGGATATTATGATCATAGGTATTTGCGGAT